GGGCTGTACCGAGGTCTACCGAACCGAAGGTGTCCGGGCATGACCGTGTGGTGGTCGAAGTGGAGTTGTTTGCTCCCGAAGAATTCGATTGCGGGCCACAGGACAAGGTTCTGCTGTCGGGTGTCGAGTACTCGGTGATCGGTCGCCCAGAGGATTACAACCACGGTCCTTTCGGATGGCGTCCTGGAATCGTAGTCAATCTGAAGAAGGCTGAAGGCTGATGGCTGTTCGCGTAAACCACAAGGGCGATGAAGACATAGACCTTCTCCCCCGGGGTGCGGGGTTCCGCACCGAAGAGGACTTCAACAACCTTGAAGTTCAGGACTCGTCCGGCAGCTTGATTGCTGCCTACGCGGGTGGTGAATGGATCTCGGCGGTGATCGTTGACGAGAGCCAGAATTAAATGGAAGCCTAACGGGCTCTATCAGCTCCGTACGGGCCCTAAAGCCCTCTCTGAGGTAGATAGCCGTGGGAAGCGCGTTAAGCGCTCTGCGGAAGCATCAGGGGGCAAATACAAGGTTGTAACCACGGTGGGCGATAAGAACCCACAAGGGCGTGCCCGTACATCGGTTACTACCGCTGACTTCAAGGCTCGGCGTATCAACGCCAAGCGATTCACTCTATTGAAGGCTTTGGACAGTGGCAGATAAACGACACCCGGCGGTGTCGGTCGTTGTCTCCTACCTCTCTCCCCTTCTGGACGTTCCGGTATCCAATCTGGTTCCGGCTGACCGGCCGGACTCTTTCGTACGCGTTTGGCGCGTTGGTGGACCGAAAATTAACGAGGTCACCGACGGTCCCATGATTACGTGCGAATGCTGGCATCCGGTCAGCGCTGAAGACCTCGCTAACCAGGTTCTTCAACTTCTGGACGATATGGGTTCCCAGTTCATCGAATACCCGGACGACTTCGGGAATACTCACCGTGCTTGGGTTATCGACTATTTCGAAGAGGTCGGGGCACCGACCCAAATGGAAGACGAAGACGTACCAGACCAGGACAGGTTTGTTCTAACCGTCCGTCTCGGTATCGCTACCAACGTCTGATTAAAGTTTCGAGCCTCAACCTTTAACGCGAGGCTCTCTGATTAAAGGGTAAATATGCCTACTGATACTAGTAAGGTTTTTGTTCCCGCACCTCCGAAGGTCAAGGGTGTTCTGTATCGGGCTCCGCTCGGTACCACCATCCCTACCGACGCGGCTACCGATCTGCCAGTGACCTATAAAGATCTTGGCGGTATTTCGGATGCGGGTATCACTAATGCAATGGCGCGTGAGGTCACCAAGGTCAAGGACTTCGGTGGTAAGACGATCGCTACTCCGCAGAGCGACTACACCGAAACGCTTCAGGTTACTTTTGTCGAGTCCACCAACCTTGAGGTTCTGAAGACCGTGTTCGGTGATACGAACGTCACGTTCACTCCGGCAACCGCTACCGCTGGCGCGCTTATCAAGGTGGATCACAACGCGGAAAGCCTGCCTAAGTCGGTGTACGTGGCGGATACCGTCCACGGCACCGGTATGCGTCGGCTTATCGCTGCGATTGCACAGCCGCTCACCGTTGGTGACGTAGTGCAGATCAATACCGATGTGGTCAAGTACGACGTTACTTTCGAATGCTTCGAGTTCCTTGACGGTACTTCGGTGTTCAACGTGCGCGAGTACATCGACGATGGTGTCTTTGACGCTACTCCGTAGTTGATTCCTACCCGGCAAGAACCTTGACCGGGCCCTATCCCTTGCCGGGTGGGCTTGGCCCTGTCAACCATATTCTTTCTACTTAAAAGAGGTCCGGTCATGGCTAACACAAACAGGAATAACGTCGACACTGTTCCCGCTCCTGCGGGTTCGAAGCGGGAGAACCGCTACTACTTCCGTTGTAAAGACGGGGGAAAAGTCTATTCGGTTCCTAAGCTCGGGTACATCTCGGGTGAAGGCGGAGACTTCATCGTCAACGGCATGGAACAGGGTTTCGACGATTTCAAGATGACTCGTGAACTGCTGGCGATTGAATGCCCGGCGGCTGCTGATGACATTAAAGCCATGACCCGCGACCAGATTGCTTACCTGTCGACTCGTTGGGCTGAGGTAAGCATGATCACCCCGGGGGAATCTTCGGGCTCCGAAGACTCCTAAACGAGTACGAGGGGCCGTTAACGAAAGATCTCCTCAAAGAGGGGTTTCACGTCCACGACATCGGCACAAAGAAGATGTCGTGGCGTGAGTTCAAATTCTGGTTTGAGAATCTTCCCCCTGTCCCGGAGTGCGCGTTTTTCCGCGCTACTAATCCGGATTGGGCTTGGACTCCCAACACTGATCTTTTGTCGTATGCGGTGTACGCGCTTCAGGGCGCGAACTGGCAGCGTTCCGGTGGGGATGAATCCAAGAAACCTCAGTTGATTACACGTCCAAGCGGGACGAAGCGGAAAGAGCCGGATGACGGTATTCCGCTCGACCAGATCAGGGACGAGATGAAGCGTAGACGCGCTGCGTTGCGGAAGTCCCGCGAGGAGAAATAACTAATGGCTGTCGAGCTTGCAGACGCGTATGTGTCGCTTGTTATCGAATCGAGCAAGATTCCCGGACAGGTTGAGCGAGGGCTTAATGCCGCTCAACCTGGGGTTGATCGTGCCGGAAAAGGCATGGGTTCCCGTCTTGCTTCTGGTGTCGGAGCTGTGTTCTCGACGGCTGCTAAAGGTGTTGGTCTTGCTGCTGGTGCGGTAATCGGTACCGCCCTGTCTCAGGGCATGTCCCGCATGGTCGCTATCGACGATGCTAAAGGCAAGCTTGCTGGTCTCGGACACGAAGCCGAGGCAGTAGCGGGCATCATGGACCGGGCTAAGGCGGCTGTCAAGAATACCGCTTTCGGTCTAGGAGATGCCGCGACCATCGCGGCTTCCGCTGTTGCCGCTGGAGTTGACCAGGGAAACGATCTTGAGGCTTACCTCAGGCTGACAGCCGATGCAGCCACTATTGCCGGTACTTCCCTGTCCGATATGGGCAGCATCATCAACAAAGTTACAACCTCTGGTAAGGCGTACACCGATGACCTGATGATGTTGTCGGACCGTGGTATCCCTATCTTCACTTGGCTTCAGAAAGAGTACGGCGTATCTGCCGACGCTCTAACGAAGATGGTCAAGGACGGCAAGGTTGATGCCGCAACCTATCGTAAGGTCATTGTCGATAATATCGGCGGTGCTGCTCTGGAGTCCGGAAAGACTCTTCGCGGTGCATGGGAGAACACTAAAGCGGCTCTTGGCCGTGTAGGTGAAGCAGCTCTAAGCCCGTTCCTGAACATGATGAAAGGCGGTCTTGGATCCGCCACCGAATGGGCCGATAAAGTAGCTCCAAAAGTTCAAGCGGTAGCAACGAATATCGCTACCGGTATCCAGGATCTTGGTAAAGCATTCAAAACCCACGGTGGATCCGTGGAAGGTACCGCTTCGAACTATGAGAAGTTCGGTATCAAAGCTCGGCAGGTGTGGGACAAGCTTGGTGGACTCGCAGGACGAGTCAAGGAAGCGTATAAAGCTTTCCAAGGTGCTGAGAACGGCAACAAGATTTCCGCGTTCTGGGAGAAGCTGACCGGCGGTACCGAGTCGGCTTCCGACGCGTTCAAGAACATTACCCGGGAAGGATCCGGGTTCCGATCCACACTGTCTAAGCTCGCGGACGCGGGAAAGAGTGTGGGGCAATCGCTGCTGTCTCTAACCGGGGATACCGGTGTGGTAGCTGCCGGTGTGATCCGTGGTATTGGGTCGGCTATGAGCTTCCTGGCTCGACACGCTGATAAAGCAGGTTGGGCTGTTGCTGGTCTGGTCGCTGCTTTCGCTGTAGGACAGACCACACAGGTTGTGTATCAGTGGTCTCGTATCGCGAACGCGATTATGCAGCCAGCGGTGATTGCTTCCACGATGGCACAGGTTCGGGCCATCACAGCGCATAACGAAGCTATCCGCGCGTACCTCGCAGCACGAAACATCGAAATCGCACAGCAGCCTCTAACTATCCGTGGACGTATCGCTGAAGCAATAGCACGTACCCGTGAGGCTATAGCTACCCGTGTAGCTACCGCGTCGCTTACACAGTATGCGGCTGCTCAGAGGTTGGCTGCTGCGTCTTCGTCGCCGCTGGTCTCGGCTATGCGGAACACTGCCGCTTCTGCGGCGACCCTCGGCGCTCGTGTACAGGCTACGACGGTTACAGCGTTCAACGGTCTCCGTAATGCGGCCGGAAGCCTTATGGGGATGCTCGGCGGTCCGTGGGGTCTAGCCCTCATGGCCGGTGGCGCTGCCCTGTTGGCACACAACTCTGCTGCTGACCAGGCTAAGCGTGTACAAGAAGCGTTGTCGTCGGCTGTTGTGAAGGGGGCGAAAGCTCAAAGCACTTTCACACAAGCGGTGTCTGCCGCTAACGGTGCGCTCGACACCAACGCTATGTCCGCTGCTACCGACGTGATTGCCTCCAATCTGGCGCGTATCACCGCCCTGGCGGACGAAGGCCACTCGGGTTGGTCGTCTTTCCAAAAGCATGTATTCACTTGGAACGCTGCTGAAGTCAATCGAGAATATGACCAGGTTCAGCGTGCGATAGACCAGAACGCGACTTTCAAACAGACGCTTCAAGATATGCGTTTGGAGATGTCGGATCTTGGTCCGATCCTCGCTTCCGGTGGATCCGATTATGACGAACTGATTCGTCGCCTGGAATCTACCGGGGATGCTGGCTCCGATGTTGTTGACATCTTGAAAGCTACCCGAAACGAACTCCAGGGTTCTGCTGATGCTGTACGGAACTCTACTCAGGGTTTCGCTCCTCTTACCGACGCTATCAAGACACTCTCGGATGAGTCTGCTACAGCAGACGACCGGTTGTCGGCTATGAAGAGAGCGCTTGATGCGCTGTCGGGTAAGCCGATTGAACTAGGCGACGCTGTACAGAATCTAAACCAACAGCTTCGTGATATCGAAGGTATCGGGGAATCCTGGAACCCTGAAGAGGGTTTCGGGGCGGAGCAGTTGATCAACCCGGACGGGCAGATCAATACGAAAACCGAGAACGGTGATCGTCTCCGCACGTCTTTCCAGGATCTTCGCGACGCTGTTCTGGATGTGGCACAAGCCGGTGGAGACCTCGGCCCGGTGTGGGCTGAGCTAAATACGAAGTTCGAAGAACTGGCGCAGAGTACCGGCCTGGAAACGGCTCAGGTTAAAGCGCTGGCTGAGACCATCGGCCTCATGCCGGAGGATATCCAAATCCTCGCTACCGTACAGGGAGCCGACAAGGCTACCCAGGACCTTACGGCTATCAAGCTTCTTCTTGATAACAACCGTGAGGGTGCGACGATCGACACCAAACTGGTTGGTGGACCTGAGATTATTACCGAACTCCAGAACGCTGGGGCGAAGGTTGAAGAGGTCACAGACAAGCCGGGTGTTTTCAAGGTCGAAGCCCCGAATATCCAGTCGGTTATCGACAAGATCAATCATCTTATTGAAGCGAAGATCCCGGATAAGACGGTTCGGGTCACCTACGAGGAAGCTAGGGCCGCTCTCGGACCCTACGCGGGTCTGTACACGCCGGTTCCTGGTCGTGCTTCTGGTGGCCCTGGCCCTATCTCGGGTCCTGTGGTCGGTCCTGGTGGACCTAAGTCCGACTCGATCCTTACCGCACTCTCCAACGGTGAGCATGTGCTCACAGCGGATGAAGTGAACAAGGCCGGAGGACACTCGGCTATCTTCCGTATCCGCCAGGCTATCCGGGAAGGTGTCCCGTTCCTCCGTCGTGCGGAGGGTGGACCTATCGGTATCGAGAACGCGATCAAAGCGGCTCAGTCGGTAGAGGGTCATAAATACGAGTGGGGTGGTACCGGCCCGAGCAACTTCGATTGCTCTGGTTTCGTGGGCTGGTTGCAGCAGATCGCTATGGGGATCATCG